AGGAAGCGGCCCTCAAAAGCCAAATAAAGACCCAAGAAGCTCTTTACACCACTGTCGCCGAGGCAAAACATCCGCAGATCACCAAACGGATAAACGAGTTGAATAGACAGCTAGCGCCGATACAGCAGAAGCTGTATGGACAGAGCCTTATCGACGCCGCCGATGACAGACGACAACAGGGCGCTCCGGCACCTAAGTTGGATCAAGTAAAAGATTTCGAAGTCCAGAGGAAGGCCGTAAGAACTTTTGTGGAGGAGCTGAAAAGCAAGCCTCTATACAAGGCTTTCTTAGAATTGATTTACCACCCCTCCGAGCTACTCGGCTCCGGGCTGCCCGACGAAGACCGATTAACTTTCCGCGAGATGTTGTCGAAATTCCTATTTGGCACTGTCCGCAGGACTAAGACATCAGTGCCTGAGGAAGAGGTAGACGCAGGCTCTTCTCGTAGGGGCTTTTTGAAGACCCTTGGATTAGGAGCCACCACAGCAGTTACGGGTTTACCAAAGACAGCGGGGGCTGCCGTCAAAACGGCGTCCAAGGGGGCGGCACTGTCCGTACAAGACAAACGTTGGAATGCTCTGTGGAAGATAAGTAATCTACAGATGCGCGAGAAAAAGCTACAAAGCTTCAATCGTGTAATAGACACACCAAGGTGGAAGGCGCAGGACAATCTAGTTAGGGCGATAGCCGACGAACTTGGAATAGATCCTCCATCATCAGATGATTTTAAGTACCCTCCTAATTGGAGTCCTGAGGACATACGTGAGTGGGGTGAGGGTGATACGGGCCCTCGGTACGATAAACTGCGAGAAGAGTTTCAAAAGCACGACAAGAAAGTCGACATGGGGTATTATGACCTAGAGTTTGAGGGTGCGATGGCGCAGTTCGAAAAGGACATGTTAGCTAAGGTAGGGCTCCACTACTCGAATTCGAAATACCGCTACAGTTTTTCTCCGTCAAGCGCCGACCTAAGCCCCGGAATAAGAACCAAAGCCCCCTACCCAGACGGAACCCTAGGGGATTTGGTAACCACCTTTTTGGAGGAGACCGTATCTCAGGGGGTCGACTCTCTAGAGAAGGTTAGGTTAAGTGCGGAAATAGAAAAGGCGTCCCTAGATTACAACTTGCTGTCGGCAGACCACGTAGACTTAAACAAAGAGCAAGAGCGTGCCGCGAGACGCAAGTTTACCAATCTAGATGATTTAACAGACACCTTAATCGAAGTAGATGCGCAGGACGCGTATTTTGAGGGGGCTGAAGAAGCTAGACGTCACGCTTTGGAAAACGATATCGGGCTTTTGGAAGCTTGGCGGATAGAGGACATGATTTTTAGGGAAGAGTTGGAGGCTTTTGACAAATTCCTGGAGGGATCTGGAAGAAGAATATCGGGCAAAAAAGCTATGGCCGAGCGTCCGTGGACCCCCGCTGATGTAAAAAAAGCCTATAGTAGAATTAGTCTCGTGAACTTTGAGCAAGAACAGTCGGTAGAGTTAAAAGAGAGCATAAAGTTGCTGAGGAATTACGTGTCCCACCTGCGCACCAGTTCCAGCAAAGTCCCGGGAGAAAGGGCCAAGGCAATTGATTCCACGCAGAGAACCGTGGCCCTCGCCCAGGCAGCTTTGGCCGGGCTGAACAAGGTGCTGGCTCAAGGCAAGGGTGCTGTGGATTCGGCCTTCAGTTTAACGGAGTTCGTGGAAGGCAAGTTGACCGAGTTCGACAAGGCAATACAGGCACTGGAAAACACGGAGACCAAGGGCGAAGAGATAAACATCATGCCCGAGAAGGAAAAGGTCCCCGTGAAAACAAAAGAGTCTAAGGACGAGGGTCTAGGGTCGTTGGGCGCAGGCATGGTTCTCACCAGTTCTCTGCCTGACAACTTCGCAAACCTCTTTGGGATGTCCCGCTTCTTGGCGAATAACCAAGGCGACCCCGACAGAGACGGGATGCTGGCAAGGATGATCAAGGGTACGGCCATGACCAATTTCGTGGATCAGGCACGCCCAGTAAAACATTTACACGACAAACTCCTGAAGGAGATGGGAATACCTGAAGACAGCCCGATATGGGATACCTTGCAGGTTCACCGAAAATGGCACGCTTACTTCGGTAAAGGATACTACACGGTAGAACGCGCCGAGCGAAAATACATAGAGCCCATAAAGGCTGCCTTGCGGAAGCACAAGATAACGCAGGAGAGATTCGGCGAATATCTGTTGGCTCGGGCGGCTCCTTCTCGTAACGAGCATTTGCGCTTGCGGGAACTGGATCAACAGAAAGAGGAGCTTGCCAGCTTATATAACAAGAATCGCTCCATGGAGAACCAGAGCCAGAGGTACAAGGACTTAAAGGAGAAGCATAAAACAGCGGAGATCCCGACATCAGGGATTGAAACTCACGTGGCCGAAGATGTTGTACGAACCATGGAAGCCGAAAAGGATTTCATGGATTTTCTCAACGACTCGTCACAACCTCTCCAAAAGTTCTATGCCATGAATCGGGACGCTTTGGATCAAAAGACGGCAGCGGGTCTTATTCAGGGATCGAGCAATCCGGGATCGCTCGCCGAAAACGAGCGCATGGTGGCGGCGATGTCGCATTACGACTGGAACAAAATCTCCAACATAAAATTGAATGATAAATACTCGTACGCACCTATGCAGGGTTTTGCGGGCGAGACTGACAAACTGCAAAATCGCGAAGAGGCGTATGAGAGGTTGGGCAAGGCCGCCAGCACGACGGGTAAGGGCTGGGATCAACCCAAGCAGAAGTTCATATCGAAAGGGGCCTTCGGTCGAGGGTCGTTCGTCAAGGACGGCGTCAAAGGTTCCTACGCTCCCGATCCTGCGATAACTTTAGCTACCGCCGTAGAGCAGTATTTCAATGACTCCATAAGATCTCAGAAAAACGAGGTCAGTCAATCGTTCGGAGAGCTGTTTGAGATGATGCGAGCAGTAGCTAATCCCAAGTATTTGGAGCAGCTTCGAACATCCAACCCCGAGTATGCAAAGCTCATCGACGAGATGACGGATGACTCCAAAGCTGCGATCGCAGAGGACTTCCACAAAACCTTCGAGACGGAGTTCAAGCCCACCGAAGAGGGTAAGGAATACAAGCTCGAGGCAGAGGATGTCTTGGATGAAAACGGTAAGGCGATACCTCGTTTGAGGACTCGACGCCGTAAGTTGAATTTGGAATTTCGAAACGACCCTCACGTGTTCGTTTACCGCAAGGATGGGGTTCCGCTGTTCGTAAAATTCAAGGTTAGCCAGGAAGGTTCCGCAATGGCGGACACCATGAAGAATTTACGTTATCAGGCATTGCCGAGCGTTCTTAAGCCTTTCAACACGGCCACTCGGTTTTTGGCCAAGATGTACACCTCGGCAAACCCCGCATTCATAATCCCCAACTTCTTTCGAGATTACGGGACCGCATTCATACACCTCACGGAGGATGAAAAGCGTGGTCTGGTCAAGGACGCCTTAAACATGGGCAACATCGCCAAATTCGCTCGGGGTATTCACAGAGCGGAGCGGGCGAAGGCCCGGGGTGAGGATTTGCTAGCCATGGACTTGGACACGACGAACGCCAAGGCTATGGCCAAGACCGCAGCGGATCTTCTCGCTGAGGGAGATCATGCGAAGATGTATGAATTCGCCCAAGCTGCGGGAGCCAAAGTAGGTTACTTCAGGCATTCTTCCATGCTCGAACAGGTCGAGCAGATCAACAAGGATATAGCCAAGCACAAGGGTCTGACAAGGAAGACGGCGACCGCAGTGGGCAAGACGATCGATCACATGAACACCGCCGTTGAAAACTCTATCCGCATGTCCTCGTTCTGGGCTGCGATCAAACGAGGCGACTCCGTGGAGAAAGCCACCCACATCGCAAGAAACGTAACGGTAGATTTCAACCAAAAAGGGAATTACACCCAGACCTTAGGGGCTCTATACGTATTCTTCGGAGCAGGTATGAATTCGATTGATCGAATGATTCGATCGCTGAACTCGAGGAGCCCAAAGGAATTGTCCGTGTTGTTTGGAGGTATCATAGGATCCGCGATCACCGTATCACTTTTTAATCGCATGCTGGATCCTCAGGACGACGAGGAGGAACAACCCGACTACGACACCATCAATTCTTACAAGCGGGACACCAATCTCATAGTGCCCATGCCCTCGTGGTTCTTCGGTAATGAAGAGGGGTATGCTAAAAAAGACACCGGGTTTTTCTCTCTCCCATTACCTCTAGGGTACAACGCCTTATGGGCAATCGGCCAAGTTGTTGGCGATGTTTTGGCCAGAGTCGGTATGGGAGCCAACGCCGGATCTAGTATTTTGGATGGAACCAGCCGTATCACTCGGGCAGTCACTAACGCAGTAAACCCGGTGAATAGTGACAGCATGCTCACGATGGGCGTACCTTCGGCTTTCAAGCCTCTTATTGAGTTGAAAACGAATGAAAATTTCATGGGCAGCCCAATACGCTACGAAGACTCTCGCTGGAACCCGCCACAGCCTGGTCACATGCAAGACCCTGCTAGCACGTCCCAGCACTGGAAGGACTTGTCCAAAGGGCTGAACAGCTTCTTCGGCGGTTCCGACGATACCAAGGGGACTTTGATCGGCGATCCCTCGCTAGCATCCGCTGAGCAATCCGTACAATTCGACATTTCGGGAAGCCAATTCCAACACTTGCTTTACAACTATTTGGGAGGAATGGGGCAGATAGGCGATGCGGGTGTCGGACTGCTTTACAACACGGTTATCGGGAAGAAAGTCGAGTTCGACTGGGGCGCCATCCCGATAGCCAGTAGATTCGTTCGCGGATCTACTCATGGAGTAAACATCAGATCCGACTTCAAATCTCTCCACAATCTCACGGAGGCCATCGGCGACGAAATAGAGGAAGCGGAAAAAGCGGGGCCTAAGTCAGCGACCGCAATCCGACAAAAGTACAAGGAGGTGCTGCCGTTTCTAAAGCTGGTCAAGAACGTGGAAAAGAACAAAAACGCCATACGTAGGCAGATTAAAAAGGCAGAGAACAACAAGAAGCTCACCGACTTCGAGATCACACAACAGGTAGACAAGCTAGAGGCTAAACAGTTAAAGTCACAGATCCATGCTATACGAAAGGCTAGAGAGCTCGGTTTCGAATTATGAAGCAATCTAATTTACAGTTAAACTACAAACAGGAGAAGGATCTCCTCGAATATCTCACCAAACGCGTAGAACAGCTGCAGGAAGACAACAAGGAACGTATAGAGGCAGATCGCATATCCTGGAAGAGATACAACAATTTACGTGACGACCGCCTGGCTCACGACTCCATATTCGACAAATCCAACCTCGCCGTACCTCTTACGTCCTTAGTAGTCGACCATTTCATGGCTCGTGCCGAAGACGAGATCACCGGCACATCCCCATATTTTAAATTCGACGCTCAAGGAGCCTCCGACATAGATGCCGCAGAAGCATACGACAAATACTTCAACTGGAAGATAGAGGACAGAGCTGAGACCCGCGAACGTTTGGAGGAGTCTTACCTTCACATATTCGTCCAAAGAGCCGTCATCATGAAGGCTGTTTACGAGGAGGACGTTTCCGTATGGTACGACCGCGAACGCAGTGCTCTTTTCAACAACGAGTCTCAAGAATTCGAACAGATACCCGGCCAAGGACCAATCCTCGAGGGCGAAGCGCAATTCATCCCCGAGCCGAACCCGATGACCGGTGAGACTGAGATGCGTCTAGCGACGGATCCCACGTTTCAGATGGTGCCAGGGGTGCATCAGTTCCAACCCTTTCCTGAAGGTGTCCCAACCCAACAGGTGAAGTACAAGGGTCCAAGGTCAGAGGTCGTGGACAGCGATCGTTTCCTATGTCCGACAACTGTGGAATCCGTAGACAAAGCCGACATGGTCGTAGAGTTGTACGACAAGGATTTGCGCTGGGTTAAGGACATGTTCTTGGAGCGTGAGTGGTGCAGTTTCGGAGATTACCTGAATCTGGTGAAGAAGGACGCCAACCCCCGTTCCGAAATAGAAAAGAACGAAAACCGCGTGGAAGACCTCACCTTCGATTCCGAGAAGAACCCGAGCATACCCATAGTGGAATGTTGGGTGAAGCGAGACGTTTTAGGCACGGGGAAACCTCAAGATTTCTGTGTGTTCTACGACTCCGAGACCAAAAAGATTTTATATTACGAATACGTAGCCAAGCTCACTCCGGACAACAAGCTCCCCTACACCGTGGTTTCCATCGGCAAGGAGCGGAACAAGTGGTGCGGGTACAGCTTACCTGAGCGTATAGGCACTTTCCAAGAATACGTGGACAAGCAGTTCAACGCTCAAAGCTACCGCAACGAGCTCGCAGCCAATCCGATAATCGGCGTGAATCCCCAAGCCGTCGAAGACGAGCCCGAGGATGTCGAACTGCATGCGGGTAAGATATTCGAGCTCAAGGATCAGTACACGATCGATGATTTCATAAACTTCGCAGCAGTACCTAGCGTCGACATAAAGACGCAAGAGCTGATCGATTTCGTATTCGGTATCGTTCAGTTGTGGTTGGGAGTCAGCAACATGGCTCAGGGCGACTACCAAGCGTTAGCTCCCGCCAACACCGCAACAGGTGTGGAAGCCACTCTCAGCGAAGCCTCGAAAATAGGTCGTCGGTGGATGCGTAGAATCGTAAAAGGCTTCGAGGGTCACATCACGAAGCTCGTACAAATCGCAATGGCCACCATGGACGAGGCCGAGGTCTACGAATACATGGAGGGGGACACCTCAGCCTTCGCTATGATGACTCCGGAGATGATCGAAAACTTGTCGGTCAACGTGAGGGTCATCCTGTCTCAGGACCAAGGTCAAAGGGCGATAGAAAAGGCGAACCTCGCTCTACAAACACAAGAAAGATTTTTCCAATCTCCTCCCGAAATGCGTCCGTTCATACGACCCATGCTCAAGCGTATCTTGGATGCCATGGGCTACGAGAATACGGACGAGCTATTGCCGCCTGAAGCTCCCCCCGATCCCAAGACGGAAGCTGAAATAATGAAGATGATGGGCGACAACGCCGCACAGGGTGAGTCACCGCAACCAGGTGACGGGATTTCCGGAGCCGTAGAAGGCATGGGCAATTCCAACCCTCAGGGAGAAAATCAATATCAACAACAAGTTCAAACTCAACAAGGATAACTATCATGGCCGTATACACTCACGACTGGACACCAGCCAAATACATCAACACTAACCGGAGGACGGGCGGTACTTTTCAGTACAAGCACCCCAATCTCCGCACCCGACTTCGGGACGCTTCCAAAAGTAAAGTTATTAAGCGGATGTGGCCTCTCATCGACTCAGGCGCCGACAACAACCTTCCCATGGGTGGTTCATTGGGCTCTTCTCATAATTCGGCAGGGGGCACTTTATTTACCGTCGGTAAGGTTAATCGACCTGGCAACCAAGCTATAGGTACAGATCAAAAACCTAACTCCCGCTAATCCGATGACTGTTGATGTGATACCCACTAACTGGATTGAAATGGCGGCTCTTCTCGTTATCGCGGGTTCGGTTTTCGTCATGGCGTTCTACCGCAAAAGAAAATGAGCAAAACTAAGAAACGATTCACGGAAAGATTGCGCACCCGCTGGCGCGATCTTACGAAGTTTGGCGGCAGCGAGCAGTGCTTCGGGCACAACGGTGGCGTTGCCTCCGGGGGTGCCACTATAGATGCACAGGGTTTTATCGGGAAGAAGCCCCGAGCCTTCCGTCCCGTGGAGCGTTTGCGTGGGGTTGTCGGACGAGTGTTGACCAGTAAAACCCAACCCACTGGTTGGACTGTTCCGGATCCCACGCCCGCAGAGGCGATAGCCGCTACAGCAACTCCGAACTACTCTTACTGGGCATCCGATGACAAGATTATTGTTAATTTAGACGTGGCTGCTGGCCACACGTATGATTGGGATTTATATGCCGCAGACGGTGTAACGCTGCTTGATCCCGGTGGCGGTGGCGGCTCGGGCCTGTCCCAGGTAAACATTTTTCAGCCCCCAGCCGGAGTTTTAGTGGGCAGCACGGACTACGTGTTTGAGGTCACAACTACCAGAACCGACAACGGTAATACGGCCGTAACTTCCACTCCGTTCACCACACCGAGCTTTAGTACCCAGTCGTTTTCCTTTGACGGTTCGAATGAACACCTCGAAGTAACCGTGAACCAAGACATCGATCTCTATGGTCTTTCGATGTGGTTCAACAGCAACCAAACCTTTGGTACCACCCCCCACGCCGGAGTTCTTTTCGGTCCGGGTTGGTTAGATTGGTTTTTGGCCTTGGGCGGAAACTACACGAGTGCGTTGGATAATGAAATAATATCAATAGCCAAAGGGGAGCGTTACGGTTGCGACAGCTATGACGACGGTTCCGGAACCCCTGCTACTACTATATCTGCGGGTGATTGGCATCACATCGCTGCCGCTTGGTCAAATACTTCCGCAACTAACTCCGGCAACCCTGGATACGATATTTATTTGGACGGGAATAAGGTCGGAAACATGTTTGACAATAGGCCAGAGGCAGAGGTGCCTACGCCATCTCTGGATACTTTGACTAGCGGTCAACAGTTTACGATCGGGATTCGGCAAAATATATCCTACCCCTTCGCAGGGAAGATAGACGAAGTTGCAATCTTCAGCTCCACCATAAGCGAAGCAGACGTGGCCGCCATGCACGCGAACGGACCCGGCGATCTGGAAAGTTTTGCCCCCACCGGTTGGTGGCGAATGGGCGAGGGAGCGACCTGGGACGGTGTTGCAGGGGCGTGGACTATCCCCGACCTAGGCAAGATTGCCGGAACAACAAACCCCAGTAACAACCACGCCGTGTCCGTAAATATGTCAGCAGCAAATGTAGTAACCGAGGCACCATGAATAGAAAATACGTAATAATAAAACGAGAAGAGGTTGAGGACATAGACTTCAGTCAAGTGGTTGACACCTCCGCTGAGACATTGAGGTTTTCTACGGACGGGTCTAAGACTTTCGTAAAATACGAAGGGTCTAAACCTCCGTGTTTGGAAGGTAAGCCGGCACTTACTTATGATCAAATGCTATCGAAACTAAGTACAGACAAGTGGAACCCTCCCATCGACGAATGACCGACATAATAATATTCGACCAGCTTTCCGACATAAAGCGTCTCACGGTAGATGAAGCTTTTATCCATCTTGAAAAACGTTTTCAGACGGAAAGAGGCAGGTTCCTTACCAAGATGCTCGACCGTTCGACGACGCCCGAGGAGACAATTGCTCTTAAGGCCGTCGTTAACGCATTGGAAGGCTTATCGCCGATGGCTCTTGCGGAAACAGTCCTCAAGATCGAAGTCAAGAACCGTAAAATAAGCAACCCCGACATGTTCAAAACGAAACGAGCAAACGGATGATTACCGCAGGGCATATAGACAACGACATAGGCCACGTGTCCTTGGGCAACGTCCCTCGGAATTTGTCCAACTCCCAAGTGTCGAGCTACAAGGCGAGCATTGTTGAGCCTGTCTACCGACATACGTCCGATGCATCAGTCTTCATGGCGAATCGCCAAACAGCTCCCGCAGCTCCCGCAGCCGGAGGTAACTTCAACATCGATATCCGAGCCCCCCATCTCGACATCCTGTCGAGAACAGGAGACGCGGTGGGCGTTATAGCCTACGGGACGGATACGGAAGACATTTATGTCTTCGACGGCACGCACTGGCAAACTTACGAAAACTCTTAAAAATCATGGCAAGTACACTTATCACAGTAGCAGACACAACGGAAAGAGACGCTTTGTCTCCAGCGGCGGGCGACACCGTTTACCAGATAGATAATAAAAAGATCAACGTTTGCGCATCGGTTGATCCGGTGGTCTGGCACAGCTACGACTCCGACGGGGTCGCGGTAAACGACACTGACATAACGGGGCTTAGTCCACACCTATGGCTCGACCCTAGATATTCCTCAGCGTTCTTCGCAGATTCTGGCAAAGGAACGCCCGTCACCGCAGACGGTAAGCGTGTGGGTTGCTTTGCCGACCGTTCAGGCAACGGCTTTGATTTCGTACAATCCGTGGAAGCGAACAAGCCGACGCTATGTACGGAGTCCGGCATCGGTGCAGTTCCAAGTTTAGTTTATTCCTCTACGGACCAACTCGAGTTCGTAGGTGACACCAACTCAGAAATCTCTGCTGCTAATCTGACGCTCTTCTTCGTTTGGCGAACTTCTACAGAAGGGGGCCAGTGGTCGTTGCAGGGGACGTCAAACTTCAACGAGCCAAGAATGCGAATCAACAATAGCGGCGGGGGTTACGTATATCAATGGTGGCCCTTTGGTTCTGAAGAAACCTCCGGGACAGGTGGGGTGCTGTTTTCAACCACTGTGATGGATGCTGATAGCTTCCACGGTCGCCATATTTACTGCCTAAAAACGAACTCTTCCGCCAACAGGACGTATACTTACCATAATGGGGGATCTGACATAGCTGGCTCGGCGGCCGCGCCCACCGGCGTATTTCTGGAAGACGCCGAAACATTCAAAGTCTTCCAGAGTTCTAGCGGTGCGTACGCCCCTAATTGGCTATTTGAATTTCTCGTTTTTGAATCCAGCTTGAGTGATTCCGACGTCAACAAGGTCAATTCGTATCTCGGCGCCAAGCACGGTATTGAAGTGACTGACGTAAGTTAAGCAAAGCTCAGATGGGTAATCTTAAGGTATTCAATTCGGCGGGAGAAAACGACCCCGGCGAAACTATGACATCCTCCGGACCGACTACGGGACGGGCGATAGATTTGTTTGCCACTAAAGTCTCCATCTCGGGGATAGCTTTGAACTCTTCACAAATATCCATAAATGCGGCGGCTCTACAAAACGTAATAGCTGGCGCGCCCGAAGAAATGGACAGCTTCAAGGAAGTTCACGATGAACTAGGCCCGGATGCCTTTCAGGATTTTCTGGATGCCTTGGATGGGACATGATCCTCCGGATAGAGGCTCCGTTATCCGAGCCTCCGTCCACACCGGCAGTATTCCGTGACACAACGCTCTACGCCGTTGTTTTTTGTAGACTCGACGTACTCGTGGAGTGCGTCAAAGGAACTAGGTCAATGTATTGGAAGTGGCTGAAACATTACGGTGCTCACGACTACGTCGAGCAGCTTATCCTAAAAGGGGAGGAGAAGGGCGGCTTGAGCATCGGATATAACCGAAGCTCTATTAACGTAGACAGGCTTACCCCTGAAAATTTGAACTTCGTGACGGGAAGGCTTCAGTTGTTCTCGCTGAAGTCGTAAACGAATTCGTCTCGGTACCTGCCTATGAACTCGTGCCTACCGCAGTGGGCCATATAATCATTCACGTTGGCGAATATTTGACCGCCGATTTCTCGCCAGAGTTTACAGAAAGAAAAGTCTTCACCGTAATAATACCCGGTCTTCTTATCGAATATGCAGTCGAAGAAATTGTAGCATTGGTCGTCACCCGTCAGACCTTGGGTGGTTTGGGACGGGTTGTTGATCTTTAGATCGGGATATGCCTCGATCATTTTCTCGAACACCTTCCTACGGATGAGGAGGAATCCCGTGGTGGCGTGGTCGACTTGCAGCCACCCGTCCTTTGTCGGAACATCCCTTGGATTCGTTTTCTTGATCGTGTAAGTGTTTGCCATGTTGCCGAGCTTACCTTCGGGACGGTTCAGCAAACCGCGTTTTGCCTTATCCCACTTCACCCATTTCAAGGGATAAGGAATGGACGCCACGTCATAAGGACTGTTCAACAATTTGAATACCGACGATGCGTCGAATTGTATGTCTGAATCGACGAACAGGAAGTTGTCGAAGTCGCTGTTCAAAAATGCGGATACGCAGTTATTGCGAGCTCTCGTCAACAAGCTGCTGACGATCACGTGATGATTTATTCGGTATCCCTCTTTCAGGCAGTGGGAGTTAAGCCTCAAGCAACTCATGTGGTACTTGTAATCGACGTCCCCCATGCAGGGAGTAGCTAAAAATATGTCTTTACTCATATAGTCTTTCAAAAAGTTCCATGTCGGCGTGTTCCATTATGAAGTCACGCTGAGCATTCGAAAGGAATTCAGTCTTTTTGTCGTGGTAAGCCTGTTTTACCTTTTCATCGAAAGTTCGAGATAGGGGAGTACTCTCTATGTCTATGGGTTCCCCTTTTTCGAATTTCAACCCATACTTTTCGGCCACTTCGTTTAGCCATCTATCTCGCCAACCTTCCCCCACTAAAACGTTTTGACTTACGGTGGAGATCCTATGGTCGTTGTCTATATACGGAGCCCACGCCGTGTTGTAGTCGTTCCAATACTCTACGATTTTGCGTAAGGGTATTTTCTTATTACGCAAGGAAACCGTAGGCTCCTCATCACCGCTTTCGAAACATTTGTCGGCGTCCATCGGCTTCCGTATGAGGGAGTCGACCCACATCACGGGGTCTTTGCTCACGACGATTATCATCGAGTCGTCGGGAATTGGTCCTTGGTCGAAGGCCGTGGAAGGAGTCGGGGTATGTTTCCACAAGGGTTCCTTACTGGAACTCGGTTGCCTGGCGAAACAGTTGAAGTTTTTCCAGAGCAGCTGATGAACGTAGTTGGTCGCGGTACGTTGAAGCCCGAATACGAAAGTGTTCATGTCGATTCGGTAACCAACTTCACCCAAGTTCCTGATCCGATATGGATATACACGTCGTCGGTGTCGGTACCTAATGCCATAGTGCCTATGTCGTCGTCGGATCGGTCTAGAATGTTAGTCTCAGTGTCTACGATTTTCAGTTTTCCCTTATGGTCTTGCACATGGTTTTTAACATCCGTCCCGATCTGGCTTAATATGTTCATCGGAAGAGTACCCCCAAGCTTTTTTCAACGTCTGCTGCGGAGTATCTTATGACGCGAGCGTTGATTTGTTTACGAGCCCAACCGTATTTAGCGGCCCATCTTCTTACTGTCCCGGCACTTACGTCCATTCGCTCTCGAATGGCACGAGGAGATAGATAGCGAATAGGAGGCTTTCCCATACTGGGATATAAGCGGTTAGAAGCGGTTTTGTCAACACATTTAGTTATTCTGACAACCGGTTGTTAAAATGCGCGCAACATGCGATTCTGTGTACGTTCTCGTTCAACAATAACCAACATATAGGAAAACATAATGGCTAATATTCTCTCACAAATCGGTACCGCAGTAAAAAGCAAGGTTGATACGCTTCAGTCTAACATTGACGCTGAAGAAACAGCTCGCGAAGCGGCCGACAGCACCCTCCAATCCAACATCGACAGCGAAGCTTCAACTCGTGCATCTGCCGACACTTCGTTGCAAAACAACATTGATTCCGAAGAATCCGCTCGTGAAAGCGCTGACTCCACACTTCAGTCGAACATCGACAGCGAAGCTTCAACTCGCGAAAGCGCTGATTCTACGCTTCAGTCGAACATCGACACGGAAGCTTCAACTCGTGAATCCGCCGACTCCACGCTTCAAAGCAACATTGATTCGGAAGAATCCGCTCGCCAAGCCGCTGACTCTACGCTTCAAAGCAACATCGACTCGGAAGAGTCCGCTCGTGAAGCTGCTGACAGCACTCTCCAAAGCAACATCGATTCTTTGGACAGCGACAAGTACGACAAAACAGGTGGAACCGTTAGCGGCGACATGACGATCACCGGTTCGTTGACTGTTCAAGGCGCGACAACCGCCGTCGAAACGACTAACTTGAACGTTGATGACGCTATCGTAGCCGTCTCTAAAGGTGGCAACGGAAGTTCTGACGCCGGGCTTCTCGTCGACTGTGGCGGAACTAACAAGTTCATGGGCTGGAATGCCGGAACTTCGAAGTTCGAGTTCATTGAAACCGACGCTACCGCTACTGACTCCGACGTTGACGGAGGCACCAACTCGGGAGCCGACGTTGAAGTTGGAGCTCTCTACATAGGCGACAACGTCTTAGGCGAGTATAGCGATTTCTCATCAGCCCTCGGTTGATCGAGTTAGGTTAACTCAATTCATTCATATCTTAGGGGGCCTTGGGTTTATTCCCTCGGCCCCCTTTTTTCTGTGAAATTTCTTTTTATAGCTCTTCTACTGGGCCTCAGCTCCTGCGGCATTTCCACCTTCGCCCCAACCTTGGGCGGTGGACTAGGGGCCGGAGCCGGAAGCCTTGGCGGTCCTGCGGGAGCCGTCGGTGGTGGACTAGCGGGAGCGGCCTTGGGCCAGATATACAAGGAATCGAAACAGAATACCAACGTGAAGAAAGCCGTACAGGCTCTCACGGAGGACGGTGTGAACGGGTTAGTCAAACAACAACTGGCAGAACAGAAGAGCACTTTCGATAAAGTAGTGGAGGGCATCTACCATACTATCATCCTATGCTGCATCGGGGCGGCTCTATATATTTTCATCCCAATAATCTGGACCAAATATCACGTCCGCAAACACCTAAAACAATGAAAGATGGATTTCTCGCAGTAACCGGAACAGGCGGAACCTTCGTCCTGACCGACATGAACCCGTATTTGGCCTTCGCCTGCGGGATTCTAACTCTGGTACACATATCACTATCTCTTCACAAGATGTGGAGAGAACGAAAAAAATAAATTTCACAACCGGTTACATTGTTCGCTTTGAGCCGCTAATGTGCGGTCATGGAAACCGAAAACGCGGTGGTTGAATCCCCGCAAGAAACAGTAACCGACAGCATCGAGGAAGCGTCCACAAACGACCTCCGCGAAGCACTAGGAGTAACCGAGGAGGTCTCGCAAGAGGTCTCCCCCGAACAAGCTGCCGAGCCAGAGCCCGAGCCCGAAGGTCAACAGCCTGAGGTCGAAGGTGAAAGTGAGGCCGAACGTCTGGCTAAAAGACGAATTCGACCGAGGACTGAGTTAGATCAGCAGGTTATCGATCTATACAGATCGGAAGCCTTCAACGGAACTTTCGCAGACGCCTCCCGAATCATCTATAACCAACAGGAACAAGCTGCTCCTAACAATTTACCACCGCAGGAAGCCGAGGCTCCGAAGCCCGACCCATACGACGGACAGGTAAGTGAACTGCAAGGCCAAATCACCGAACTCGAAGAAAAGGTAGCGAAAGCAGCCGAGGAACTTGAGACGACCGAAGCGCTGAGACTTCAGCGCGAGATCATGCGCAAGGAACTCGAGATGCAATCTCTCACCGCTCGGAGAGAGCGAGAAGAAGAAGCTAAGCAGCAGTACGCCTACAATACCCACCAGGAAAAGACGGTGGAGAGTCGAGACAGAGTTTACGAACGCTTTCCCGAACTGCAGGACAAGAATCACATTGCCCGCAAGCAGTTCGATGAATACGTCCGGGTAGCTCATTCAGATCCCGACTACGCATCCGTGTTCGAGTCACCTAAGTGGCCTGAACTATTGGCTAACGAATTCGCATCTCAGTTTGCTCCGCAGCAGCCGACTCAGCAGGTGGAAACACCGCAAGTCCCGCAGCAGCAAGCTCCGCAGATGGGAACTCAAGCCAAGGTTCTAACCACCGGCACGGCGGCACAACCTGCTAACTCTCCGTTGACTACCAACGGCGTGACTGCGGAACTTCCGAATCTGTCTTCTGAGGATCTTTACAAACTTCTAGGATCAGCCGGGGGAGCCCAGCCACTTCGATAAGTAGTTAATGGAGTACCAACACTAACAGTACTCATAGCGTAATACATACGCATAACTATATAATACAATGGCTGATAAAACATTCCCAGCAGACAACGCTGCTGCCGGTCTTTCCGGTGCCAACGTTGATCTAATCCAAGGCAACATCTCTTCATACGCCGACCTTCTCAAAGGAAGCGGTTCCGATGAATTGCGCACTAAAATCTGGTCCGAACTCGTAACGAGGGACGCCAGGGAAAAAAACGTGTTCGCAAAGTTCATCGGCGGCGAAGGAAGTGACAAACCGATAACTGAAAAGCGCGACCTATCTGCAGGCGGTTCCGACCGCGTGGTCTTCACTACTGTAGCTCCGATTCGCGGACAAGGTGTCCGTGGGGAAGAGGTTCTGAAGAACTCTACGGATAGCCTCGATTTCGATACCTTTCATCTCGAAATCGATCTCGTTCGTCATGCAGTCGCATGGACGCAAGTTCTCAAATTGATGCGCTTCACAGGCAAAACCATCGATCAGCTTTCGGCTGAAGTCATGACTGAGTGGATGGCTCGTACCGAGCAAGACCACATCATGCTTGCACTTCGCCAAACCTGCTTGAATTCCGCTAATGTCGGAAGCAACTTGATTTCCGCTTACGGAGCCAGTGGAGCACTCAAGTACTCCGAAGGTCTCAGCACGGACATCATTCAAGAAGCCAAGCAAGCTCTTATTGCTGGCGGTGGTGAGCCCATGAACACCGGAGGAGACGTAAATCAGGAAATCCCAGGCTATTTATTCTTTGCCTCCGATGCCTGCCTTCGTCCACTTCGCAGTGATCCCGATTACTTGGAAGCCATCACGCAAGCCGACTCTCGCGGTGAGAACAACAAGTTGTACACAGGCTCATACGCCAAGTGGGACAACAACGTAATCGCTAACCACAACGTGATCATGGATTCAGCTCGCGGTCGTCAAGGCAGCCCGCTTCTTCCTTCGTTCTCGAACTTCACAGACATAGCTGACGCTACGGTATCAATCGGTGAAGCTGGTGGAGATTACATGGCTAACTTCGTTGGCGCAGGAGTCAAGATTCCAGGTGGTGGGGGCGAAAACGCCGTCCAAGAATCCGGAACCAAGCACATCCTCGGCATCAAGCCAAACGGCGAGTTCCGCTTGTACAGCTACGATAGCGGCGACTTCAACGCTGACATGAGTGCAATCGAAGGTGCTTCTCACGTCGACATCTCCGGTGCTATCTCCGCAGGTACTCAGTCCGCTGACGACGCGTTCCCAGCTGGATCTACATTCGTTCAAGCTAACGAGATCGGAACTCCGATCGGTTACGCATTGGCCGCCGGAAGAAATGCTCTCTACTACGCTAAAGGTGGCGTATTCGGGGAACAAATCTTCCACTACGACGACTTCGCCAACTCAGGAAACCAAGCCCACTTGTCGGCTGTAGGTGTTCAGTCCGTTTACGGAATGGCCGCTCGCAAAGACACTCGTGGTAGGATTCCTGCAGTTCAGCTTGTTGAAGTGGTGCGCCAAGTACCAGGATTCACGTTTGCTAACTAACTTCCCATCCACACCAGCGGCTAAAACAGCCGCTATCCGCCGGCTCTCCTCCCATTCGGGGGGAGAGCTTCGGTGTTTTTAGATTCTATGAAAATCATAATATTAGGTAAGAGAGACCAAATGGGCACTACGCCCAACATTCGCGTCAAAGGTATTTCACGCATATCCTACAATTTTTTGTGGGATCCAGAAATACGGCACTACGCCTTCGAGCCTGACAGCCAGAAACAGATAGACGACATATTCCGCACACAGGGGAAGGTGTACCGTCACATGTTCTTCTCGGTGTGGCTGGGAGAGTGCTGCGAGCCCAAGGCCGAGGCTGAAGAGCCAAAGGCCGAGGCTGAAGAGCCAAAGGTCGAAAAGAAGGCACCTAAGAAGAAAGCCAAAAAAGCGGTTGTGTCAGACAACCGATAGGCTAACGCCTTGGGGTAGGTTAGCGTACCTGTATGGCCGCTATAACCTACATATCATTAAAGGATCAGCTGTCGTCCATGCTGGGCGCAAGCGGGGCGAGCGATTTGCCGCCTGTAGATCAGACCAGAATCGGCGTATTCGTAAACCAAGCGTATAGAGAGTGTTACGCTCCTATAGACGGGAGGAGGCCCCAATGGGCTTCTCGAAAGCTCACGCTTAGCTTCGCCAAGGAACAAGAATCCGCAGAGCTTGGTACGGATGTCATAGACGTTGACAAAATACCTGAACTGGACGGCCTCGGACCATTGAGCCCGATGTCGGGGCCTGAGGACGAAATCCGCATACGCTCACATTACAGTTCCGACTTCAAGGCCCCCGGCCTAAGAGGCTTGGGCTTCCCGAATTTCCAAGGAATAGAGCCCGAGGTCAGCCGACCGATCTGGTACTACGTCGACACCACCGACCAAGGGGCAGACACCAAGGTCGTTCCCCGACTGTTTTTATACCCGCTACCCGACAAGGCATATACGGTAACTCTCCGAGCCAACGTCATGCCTGCCGAATTATCTGCCGACGATGACGAGCCTAGACTGCCCGCCGATGTAGTTTGGGACATAATGTACCCTCTGGCTCAAGAAAAGATGTTGTCGGACCCCCGTTACAACGGAGCAAACAAAGACGTTTTAATCAAGGCTGCGGACGCCGCCAGAAAAAGACTTTCCACACTGGCATCCGCTCAGAAGCACAAGGGCTCCATGCGCTTGGTGAAACGCGGAGGTTGGTAATATGAGCTACATTAGAATTACAGGTCGCCCGAAGATCGAGCGCGACACCAATGGTCTAAGAAAAATAACCCGCACTTACGTGGTGCAGGGAGATGCCGTAACGGAAGGAACCGTGGAGGCGGAAGTATTTCTACCGTTTGGGACAATGGACGTGGAATACCACGATACCATCACTCAAGATCTGCAAAACGGTGGACTGACCAACAACGAAGTAACTGGTGCTTACCTAGTTCAACAGGGAATTACGCCGGGACAGAATATAAACGAAGCAATTCTCACCCGAGTTTACCAAGAACTGGACGCCAGTAACGAACCCGTACAGGTGGGCAAGGATGAAGTGTCCCTTACGGGTGCCGATCGACTTCAAGTCAAGCGCACTTTCATCGTTAAAAATCCCTATGCCGAGCACTACGCCAAGGGCAGAGTGGGCGTGGAGACGATAGACTTCCCAAATCCTACGACCTTAGACCCCGCCGCAACTACAACATGCACGCTAGGCTCGGTACAATCGAAAGCTACTGAAGTCTATACGGAATTCGTAGAGGGTTGGTATGAAGACGGTGTTCTTTCGGAGAGCATAGACTACAAATACGGGCAAAAACCGAATCACAAACTCGAAATACGCACTGTCCGAGGCATCGCCAAACCGAGCCTCCCACCCAGTTCAGAAGGCCCTGCAGACGGCAGCGGTGAGCCTTGGTTCGAAGTCGAGAGTAGAGAAGGCCCCGGTAATGCGGATTACGGTCAGATCGGCAAGACCGTCTATACCGTTATCTTTGCCAAGGGTAAAGGGCTCATCAGTGAAAGTTCAGAGGTCAAAGGTCGAGCGCCGAATACCGTAACTCTCACTACTATCAAGTATTTGACGGGGGAGGGCGGTACTGTGCCGGCTTCTGCAATACCGTCTTTCACAAGGCAAACTTTTACAGGTGTAGAGGAGCAGTCGGGATACGAACTGCACACTATCCGTGGCGTAGTTCTAGACAACGCCGTCGGTATTGTCGACATCAGCGTAGATCACAAACACGGTGAAGCTCCTGACCACAAACTGGAAATGGTTCGTGCCGTTTCTTACGGTGTCGCTCCCACCGCAGGGGATGTAGAAACTTATCTATACCCATCCGGAGATCCCCATGCCGGATTAGGCGATTTCGTTTTAATCTCCGAAAAAGAGGACACCAAAGGCGATTTTGACGTATACACTAACACCTTCGCCCGAGGTGCCGGAACCATAGCTGAGTCGACCCGTAAGGTGGGGCTCACCGAAGTCACGGAAACCGTCAGCATACAAGCTGCGGGAACCGCTTCGGGGACAGCTCTCGGGGCTAGCGAACTTACCCGAAAAGTCGATCAAAAGGACGGTTACGAAATTCTAACCGTTACCAGCACTACCGCTCTCAGCGGTATTGTCGACGAGCGCACCGAGACAAAACTGAACGGCGCCCTCACTATAGTAAATAAAACCCAACTAGGTTCCGTTTGGGACGCCGCCAACACTCCTGGGGGTTACGCTGAAATTTCGGAACGTAATCACAATTACGACATATACCCCGCGATCACCAAAGTATTTGCGGAAGGTGCCGGCGAGATTTCCAGAACCACTAAGAAAGTAGGTCTCACTACGGTAACGGAAACAGTAACTCTTTATGATGATTCCGCCGTAATAAGTTCGACTTTAGGTTCGGATGAACTCAGTAAAAGGATTGAAGAGAAGGACGGCTACAAGATCGTACACCTGTCTTCAACATCCGGCGAGAGCGGTATAGTCGATCAAAAGGAAGACACCAAGAACAATGGTGCTCTTAATATAAAAACCATAACCCAGATAGGTACGTGGGATGCTGCTAACAACCCTGCGGATTACGTTGAAATATCAACTAGGGATCATAGCTACAGCACCTATGAAGCGGTAACCAAAGTATTCGCCAAAGGTGCCGGAGAAATTTCAAGCGCTAAGCGTAAAGAAGGTCAAACGACCATAACCGAT